TAATTGCATTACTAGCGTCTGGAGTAGGAAATATAACCGAAAAAGTTCCAGATGTAGATGATTTATCAGACCCAAAATCTAACACCACAACAGCTTTATCACTTTGAGAACTGTTGTATATCAACGCTCCTCTGGCTGTTATAGTAGAACTTGTAAAAGAAGTATCCACAAAATCTGTAAATGCTGTGGTACCGCCAGATGTGGGTGTTACATTAGTTAAAGTATTACCACCTGCAGAATACCCTGTTCCACTAGCTTCATTTGATGTTGAGTAAGCAGTTGTGCCCGCACCCAAAGTAGCTGCATTTGTAAACAAAGCTAATTTAAACGTGTGTCCTGAACTGTTTGTGAAATTATGCGTAGCAGTTAAAAGCTCTACTTTAAAACTGGTACACATTGCCTGTGTAATTGCCATTATGATCTCCTTAATATATCTGCTGCCTCACTATGTCCTCCTCGTATACAGGTTTGAATATCCCTGTCTCTTTGAGATTCCATAGCTTGATTTATATATACTTTTAGGACAAGTTGTAAGTTGTCTTTAAAAAACTTAGCTTGTTCTCTAATTGCAGGAGGAGCAGTTTCTGCAACGGATATTATTTTATTCGTGCATATTTCTGCGATATCATCAGCCGATAATCCACCATAATTACTGGTTTTTACGATTGGTGATTTTATATCTCCAGTTTTAATATCAAACATTTTACCCTACTCCTACTCTATTTTGTTTAGTTCTGTACGTATCTTGTCTGTTTTTACCTTCACTAAGAACTTTAAGGCCACTTAAAGCTTCGTTATATCTATCCATATAATTCTTAAACACATCTTGCTCACCTTTCATATACACTTGAGCTTCTAATAAAGCACCGTACAAAAGAGCTGAATCGTAGTTATCCCCTAACCATGTATTAGTAGCAGTAACAATAGATTCTGGGTAATAAAAATAATAAAGTTCTACGGTATATCCAGTATCAGGTGTGGGGCCAACTATAAATGTATCTTTATCAAAAAGAGCGTAGTGTGTGGGTCTTCCTGTGGCAGTGGGATCAGGGAAAGCTTCTCTAATAAAATTTACGTCTTTATTCATGAGATAATGATAAATTCCAGAACCGTCTACGACAGCTAGTGAAAAATTAGACAACCAATCAGTAGGAGTTTGTAAATATCTATTATTCTGAGTTACGTTTCCTGTAACAGATTTTCTTAAACTTAGTATTTGCACAGAGTTGTATATTTTTTGTTCAGCTAAATCTATAAATCTGTTTATTTGCTCTGTGCTAGTGTTTGTTGTAGCTCCTCCTAAAGAGTCAGTAAACTCCGTATCTGGAAAGTCATTTTCACAAAAACTTTTTATTGTTTCAAATAATTCAGTGTAATTCACTTATAACTCCTAACTTGTAGTGACAGTGACAGTTCCCACACCGCCAGTGCCTACTAAATCATTTATATCATCTAAATTAAACGAATCACTTAAACCCACGGGGTTAAACCCAAATTGATAATTTCTAGCATCTGACTCTGCAAATCTTGATAAATCAGGTCTGGGGTTTCTTATGGCTTGTGGGTCTTCTACGGGATACAGACCTAATCTGTTCTGCGGATGGTCTTTCTCAAAACATGGAGGACATACAAAGATGTTTGTATGTTTACCTCTTATTACTAGAGGTTTAAGTTCCTTGAGTTTATACCTAAATCCACATCTATCACATTCGGCAATAGTATGTTTTCCAGCGGCATAACGATTTCCCATTTAACCTCCTAAATAAAATTCTCTAGGGACAAATCTAACTGCTGCCTTTTCTCTATCTTCTCCAGATGCAAACAACCATTGTTCTTCGTACGACATCTTTAACATCTCAATCCTCGGAGTTGCTTCTGGTATCTTTAAAGATAAGTAGTACGCTAAACCAGCTACCATACATGGAATCAACCTAAACGGTATGTCTTGAGTTTCTACGCCGTTCCCTGCGTCTTGAATCCTCCTCATTCTCCAATATACAAATGTATATGTGGTAGCCGAATCTGGTACAGGCCACAAATGTATCCGAGGACTTTCGACTCCTGTAGGTGTAGTCGCTCCCGATCTTCTATCCACCCAAACTTGCACAGGTCTTCCTGTGTTGTTTTTACTTGGGATAGAAGCATAAGTGCTAACAGATATTCTGCTAATTGATAAATCTTGTTGAGTTGTGCCTGACCCCGTTCTAATAACGTGGTCTAGTAAATCTATTGTGTCAAGAGGTAGATCATATTCTGAAGTTCCAGAGGTGAGTGCAACAGACCCCTCTTCTATAGTCCATAAATTGACCCCTCTATTTGCCCACTCAATAGTTAATAAATTTAAAGAGCGTCTTGCAGTAGATAAGTCGTAACCTGTGCGTAACTCAGTGCCACACCTAGAATATGCTTCTTCTATCAAATCTATTAAGTTTGGGTTAAAATTAGTAGTTCCGGTTGTAGTCATTTTGCTTTCACACTGTTAATATATTTTCTGTAAACTCCAGCAGCAGATTTTTTACCCATAACTCTAGCTCTTTGTTCCATAGCTATAGCAGCTTGAATTTTGTGGGCTTTTGACCTACCACTATTTCTTATTTTACTTACGCTTTTTACCGCATCCTCTCTAGTAGCAAACTTCAACCCTTTTATTGTACCCTTTGGGTTTTCGTCCGTATAGAGGTCAGAGTGTTTTTTAGACCTTGCGGGTTGACCTTTTTTTCTTGGTATTCTTGGATTTGAGGATCGTTTTAACATTTGTTGGTTTGCCTCCCGGATTCCCTGCTGCTCGTTTTCTTTGAACAGCAGATTTACGTTGTGCCGCAGTCATAGATTTAGCTTTTGCTCTTGGCACACATTTTGGATAAGCACGTTTGCTATCTCCTTTTGCAGACTTACGCCCACAGGCTTGGTATTTACCCTTTTTCTTTGGGGCACCTATATCTACCCAATCTCCTTTTGGGCCTTTACCAAACCACTCTTTAAGAGACATTATCTATACCCCCCACCCCTTTTCTTATACTCACGCACTATGTAGCCTGATGCATAAGCACTTGGAAAAACCTTAAATTTACGCTTAGCTTCAGCTTTTACACGAGCATATAAAGATGGGTTAGTGGGTTTTGCTCCCGCTTTTTTCTTAGAAGTTTTTTTCTTTTTAGCAGCCATTATTTAACCTTTCCACCTCTAGCCATCTTCTTCATAACAGCACCGCCTTTGGACATCTTAACAGCACCACCTTTAGCCATCTTCTTCATAACGGCTCCGCCCTTGGACATTTTTGTCATAACAGCACCGCCCTTGGACATTTTGACTGCTCCTCCTTTAGACATCTTAACTGCTCCACCTTTGGACATCTTTACAGAGTTACCTTTAGCCATTTTCTTTCTCATCGTAGTTCCTTTCCGTTGTCTAAGTAATGCGAAATCTTTTTTAGTTATTTTACCATCACCATCAGCATCTAGTTTTTTTCTATTGCCAGTAGCAATGTTACTTTTTTTCTTTTCCTTTTTGTTTCCTTTTAGTTGTTTTGACATCTGACTTCTCGAGATCGACATTTTCATCTCCTCTATAAAGATTGTTGAATGTTACGTCCGGATCCATGTATGAATCATCTTGTTCCGCACAATGTGTAAATTGTGTTGGTCTAAAATCAGGAGCACCTTCACCTGTGACCCAAAGAGCAGGAGAAGTAACTCTGACTCTATTGTTAGGTAAAGCGACCATGTTACCCTTCCATTTTCCGTCTGTCAGCACCATAACGTGACTCTGCTTGTGTTGGGCTGGACAGTCTGCGATTTCGCTTTCGGTGTAGTCCACAGTGAAGAGATATCTCGCTGTATGAAATTCCCCTGCAATTTTTGCAAGCCATGGGCTAGGTTTACACCTGTCAAGGGACACAATTGAGTGGTGGTGCGATGGGCAGTCCCACGGTTGTGCGAGGTGTGTTTCCATTCTTTCAGGCCATTCATCCATTGGGATGTCCCCACACAAGGCTGTGAGAGGCATCCTTGCCCACATGGCACCTCCGTGCGGATTACTTTCGCCTTCCTCTTCTTCACATCCTGTAAATATGATTTGGAAACTGAGGCATCTGTCGGGCATTGTCGTGACAGCAATCGCCAATCCGTGTATAAACTCCCCGTGATATTTTTGATGTCCATGTGTAAATTCTTTTCTAATCCAAACTTTCGTATACGGTATGTTACTTATTAAGTACGCCACGAATTATTCTCCCTTTTGTTTTTCCTTTTTTAGCAATTCCATCTCTCTTCGGTTTACTTCTAATCAAGCCTCCTTTTCTAGCAGCTTTTAACCTAACAGCGTCTGTCTCTATACCTCCTTTTAGACCCTTCTTTTTGGCTTTCTTTGTTTCCTCATCAATCATTTTCTTCAGTTGTTCAACCTCATCATCATCAGCATCTTCGAGAAATTTATCAACTGCTTTACTTGTTAAAAGACCTGCTGCTCCTATGAGCGGATATCCTATGGCGGGTGGTACAAAAGCAACTTGGGTTGGTTGTTTCTTTGTCTTTTTCTTAGCCATTAGACCATTCGACCTTTCGTTTTACCTTTTTTAATAATACCATCAGCACGGCTAGAAGCATTTGATGCTACCTTTTTCTTTTTAACACCACCAGCAGCTCCGCCTTTTGATTGCACGTAACCACCTTTTTTCATGAATAAAGGATTACCACCTTTCTTCTTTTGCTCAGTTTTAACATTTGTAGTGCCTTTAACTTTATCTGAATCATCTTTTGCAGTTGATTGCACACTAGGCATAGAAACATCTTTTTTAACTTTTGATGGTTTAGGTGCGTCTTGATAACTGGACGAAGCTTTTGAATAATCAGATGAGGCACCTATATTTTTAGATTTTCTACTAGTCTCTACCTCATCTCTTGTTCTAGTAGAAAACATTTTGCCACTGCCTTTTGGAAACTCAAAAGTTTTGCCCCCTCCATCTTTTGCTTCTCTAAATGCTTCCTTAAAAGATTTGTTCTTTTTAGGAGTGTTATCTTTTTTGTCCTTTTTCTTAACATCGTCCTTAACATTTTTAGTACTTTTATTACCGAAATAGCTACTCATTTTATTTACCCCAAAAAAATTGTTGCACCATAATTATAAAAGCAGTCACGGCACTACCTGCACCTGCTGCCCACATCAATGTTTTCCAACCACCTCTAGCTTCTGATAATACCTTATGTATCTCAGCTAGAGATGTTTTAATCTCTTCTATATCAGCTTTCATTTCATCCATATCATCTTGAATGTGATGTATTTCGTTTGCTTGAACAGCTATTTCGCTTTCAATAGTTGGTTTTTTCCTACGTCTTCTAGGTTTTGGTTTTGGTTTAGTCTTTGTTAAGATTGCTTCATTCATCAGCATTTCCACCTTTTTCTAGCTTGTCGTAAACGACTGTTTGGATCTTTAGCTGCCTTTGGAAACATTTTCATTTGTCCAGCAGAACGAGCACAAAATGATTTGCGTCTTTTTGCATCTTTTGAACCTTTTTTAACCTTTCCTGTTACAGCAGTTTTTAATTTAGAACCGGGATTAGCTCTGCGATATGCAGCTACTCCTTTTTTAGTCATACCTGCACCCTGCTTAGTCGGGCGA